TTCCCGTCCCCCCCCCCTGCTGTACTAATGTCTTGGCACGGAAACCCGCCAGATACGACATCAATAAGGCCTTGCCATGGGTAGCCGTCAAAGGTCTGAACGTCATCCCAAATCGGGAAAGGCGGGAGAATTCCGTCATTTTGTCGGGCGAGCAAAACGCTAGCTGGATAGGAAGACCACTCAACAGCGCAGATAGTTCGCCATCCCATGATGGTGCCGCCGAGTATTCCTCCACCAGCGCCTGCGAAAAGAGCCAGCTCATTCATTGCATCTTTATTGTTAAGTTGAAAATCACTTCTTCGCAATCTCGTAAATCTGGGTTTTGCTTAGCCCGTACCGGCGCATTAGCTCGTCCCGATTCTGCCCATTGAATTCACGCTTGATCGTTGCATCCCGGTCACGTTTTTCTTGCATCCCATTGAATTTTGGGACGTAGACATGGTTGCCGCCTAAGCGGCGGCGCAATCCTCGGGTAATGGCTTCGGCAATCTGGCTGGCAAATGCTTCGGCCATGCCGACCTCTTCCTGGATGGCCGCGGTGACCTCATAGACCAAAGACACGGATGCGTCATCAATCTGCGGCAAAGATTCGCGGTTGCTCATGACTTTGCCTCCAGAATTGATTTCAGGTGGCGGCCAACCATAGGCATGAACTTCGTTTCCTGGTAGCTGGCTAGTATCTGCTCCAGGTCAATAACTTTGCTGTAGGTGCCTTGCTTCACAAAAAGGAAGACGGGCTGCACTTTGACGCCATGGATCCCGCTTTTTTTCCAGATGCCCATTGGCAAGTGCTGAGACCTGCCTTCTTTCCAAGATCTGGCACCAAACCAGTTTCCTTTTCCACGGCTAATGAAATATACGGCGCCATTGATGGTTTTATAGCCGCCTTCTGTCCGGCCGACATTGGCTAATTTTGCTTTGCGCTTATCGGTCATGTTTGCACGATAGCCAAGATTGATTTCGGCGGCGCCGAGGTAGCTGAGCAACTGACGGATAAAGCTTGCAGGCACGTTGCCAAAGGCATCGAGCGGCGCGGCGGCTCCGGGTACCATGGCATAACCCGGTGGCAAATAGTGCGTTTTCAGGAAAGCGCCTTCCATTTTCTTCCAAGCACGGGTGCCGCCAATGAATAGGTGACCAAGTGCTTTGTTGTATTCGTTGCCTTTGCCAGGGGAGTCCTGCCTAAGCTCAACCCTGGATTCCAGCGTTTCCGGCGTTGATTTGATCACGCGGAAAGAGCGCAAGGCATAGGGCGTGGCGCCGCCCTTGAACCGTTGCTGCATGGCGGTCTTGATTTCTGCGTTAACGTCAAATGCGGCTGACGTCAGTATTTTTGACGATACGGCTCGTGCTTTATCTGGTATGCCGCGAAAGTAGTCGATGACCTGCGACATATCAACGTGAGCTTTGATTTCCATAAATAACCCATCAGAGACGCGATCCCCAATCGCTTTTTGTCACACCTGATGTTTTTTTGTTTTTATGGATACGGCTTGCTGCATTATTAGTTTTAACTGCTGGTTTTGCAAGAGTTTTTGCAACAGAATCCATATTATTTTGAGAAAACATATCAGCAACGATGGGCTGTACTTTCTTTTCGAGCTCATCCCAAAACCGAGCGGCTTTTTTAGAAAGCTCAAAGTAGGTTTCTAGCCACACGGCGTAGACTGCGCAGTCGAGTTTTTCAACGCGCTTTCGCGTAGCTGTCCAAGCGGATTCTTCGCCACGCGTTGTGCGGCGCGTCGTTCTGGCCTCACCGGTGTACTGCTTGAACCACTCGTCGCTCAGCTCTTTGCTGAAGTGTATGTAACCAGGTCCGGGCTTCGTGATTTGCTGGCGGCCATGTATCAGGTCTTTTGCATGGTTGGTGCCAACCCACCAGAGCACTAAGCCGTTTTTGCGCATGCGACCACGCCAGTCGATATCGACTTTACTGGCACCGTCTTTGATGTGCTTCTCTCGGCCTGATCGGCCGGCAATGGCAAAGACGCGCTGACGCGAGTGCTTGGATACCCAGTTATAAACGGCATGGGTATTGTGGCCACGGGTATCGATTGCAGAGGCATATATCTTTAGCGTGGCACCGGACTCATGTTGAAACTCTGTGTCGAACAGAAATTCCTCAAGGTCTGCCCAGACCTCATCTTCGTCAGGGTTGCCAAAAAATACCCGGTCGGCAATGCTCCAGGTTTCACAGCCACGCCCATAACCCCATACATTCACCTCAAGGCGGTTAGGCTGGGTATCGATGCCAGCAAGCAGCAACAGGCAGCCCATAGGTACGCGCTCAAGCGGAAATGGCTCTGCCCTGTTCCTGAGTTCACTATCGTCTGTCTTCTCGTATTCCTCTGCCCAGTATTCACCAAGGGTGGTGTTTGTAAACGCCTGGAGCTTTTCTTTTTTGCCTTCGCCGTATTCAACGTAGGCAGAAAAAAAGTCTCTGACAATGCCAACCCATGAGACGTTCGGGCTGTACGCGCTCCAGATGTGAAACGCGACGCGCTCCGGCGGTTTTATGATCTCGCCTGACGGGCTTCTAAAAACACCTTGATCGTCACAGGTGATGCCATCATCTGACTCGTACCGCCCAAGGTCTGCTATGGATAAAAACTGCTGCTGGGTGATCAGCGCACCACAATGCGGGCACAGATGCCGCGCTGTTTCTGGGTTGTCATCTGTCCACTTAAACCCGGTTGTTTCGTCTTTTCCACCCCAGGATAACGGGTGGAATTCATTGCACTCGGGACATGGAACATAGCGACGCAACAGAATATCTGCGCTGCGCTCCCGTTTTTCGATATTCGAGAAGCCTTTAAGTTTTGGTGTGGATCCAATGACAAGCTTGGGGAATATCGCCCCTTCGATACGCTTTGCAGCAAGCGTTCCCGGATCGCCCTCTTTTTCGATGTTGGCATCAAAGGCGTCGTATTCATCCAAGTAGGCTGTATCCACTGAGATACGCCGATAATTCTTAGCGGCTTTGCCGCCTTTGAGGTGCGTGATAGATCCAAGGAATTTTTTAGCCTGTAGGGTATTGTCTTTGTGGCGTGCCAGGTAGGCCGGGAATACTTTTTGCATCGCGCTTACATCGCGCAGCATGGGGTCTAACTCAGTCTTAACAAACTCGTCACGGTCATCGTCTGTTGGTTGCCACATGGCCTGATTGCGGCGCTTGTGCTCGGCAAAGTATCCAATGGCAGCAAGAATGATCTTTGTGTATCCAACCCGGGCAGATTTTCTCCAGGTAACTTCGTGGATATCATCATTGCTGATGCAGCACATTGGGGCTTTTTGAAATGACCACGGCTTCCACTGCTGTTCAACGTACGATGACTCTGCGGACAGATAGAAGTTCTTTTCAGCCCACTCTGACAACGACTGAGGCTCTGGTACACCAAATGCGTTAAGACCCGCTGCTGCGTGCTTCTGTAGCGCTGGCAAGCACCACTTTGTATGCTCACGCATATCCATCAGACAATCACCTCGCCAGACGCATCGTCTGCAGCTTCGTCGCCATCATCATTGATATCTGCCAGGGACATGGCAGCAACGATATTTCTAGCCTTGGCGACCTCGCCGGCAATCAGGTCAATATCTTCAGACCGCAGGTTTGGCACGCGTCGTTTAACCATGCCTGGGATGGCATCAAATACCCCGGAGATTTTACTGGCGGCTTTGCTCAGCACCTCTTCAATCAGGATTACAGGCGCTAGCTCTGAGCGCGTGATGGCGTTTTGCATGGCAATCTTATCGGCCTGTTCTTTGGCGAGCCTGGCTCTCTCACCGGCCAGGTCTAGATCACCGGTTGCGGCGCGGCCGGCGGCCTGTTCACGCAGCCTGGCGCAATAATCTTTGAGCCATGAACCAATGGGCTGACCAGCAACAATGACGCCTTCTCGCGCCATGCCGGATACAGCGGACTCTGAGACACCGATCATGTCTGCAAATTGTCGCTGCGTTGCCTGTTTATCCATGTCAATCAACAACTTAACCCCCTTAGAAAAACCCTGTGACTAGCCAGAAAACAAGGTTCGCATTACCCTTGCGGCCCCCTTTCCAGGGGGACCCGCGATTTTCTAGGACTGCTTTGACAGTGCCCATTGCCTGTTGACCTCTTCGATCAATCGTTTCTGCGCAGGTTCGCCACGCTTCTTGAGTACGTCTTTGTAGTACGCCTGCCGCACATCGAACGGCTTTTGCATCACATCCCGCGCCTCGCACGCAAAGCGAAATGGTTCCCCCCACGTGCAGTGTTCTTTGTCGCATGGATGGTGTCCGCACACTTACGGCCTCATGCCTGCGTCTATGCGCTTGCTTCGCACCAGGTCAGCCGGTAGCTTTGCCGCCTTGAATACCCGCGCCTTGAAGTCCTGAAACGGCTCTCCGGGGCTCATGGTGACGCCCAGTGTGCGACCACGATCTTCGATGCCGCTAGCCGACTCGAACCATTGCTTCTCTGCAGACGCCTTTCTCGGCAGTTCGGTACTGGCAGCGTCTTTGATCCTGCCTTTCACAGCAGCGAGCACCCAAGCCATGGGTTTGCCTTTGGCCTTAGGTTCGTGTCCGATCGACACGATAGCGTCAACGGTAACACCTGCGGCAAGCAATGCCTTCAGGTCTGGGTGGTGAGGGTTAACGCCGGTGATGCCCAGCGTCTTGAGTTGCTTGCACGCGCTGCCAGCGTCTGTTGAGTTATCCACAGTCGGTGGTTTTGCCTTCTGCTCTCTCTCCTGTTCCTGTTCCTGTTCCTGTTCCTGGCTTCGTAGGGGCTTGGAAGGGGCTTCCAAGGGGCTTATGTCTTTAGAGATATCCGGCAGGTGGAATGCATCTTTGTATTTCGTGTAAAAGCCTTGTTTTATATGGCCTTCAGGCAGTGTTTCGTACTGCTTTTGCAGCCCTTTAATCTGCTTGTCTCCGGTCTTTAGTTCATCGCCAATCTGGAATTTGGCCATTTCATGCACCCAGACCATTTCATTCTCTTCGTCATAGGTACAAAACCCTTCATCGCATAGCCTTCGAAGCCCCTTTGATGCCCCTTCTATGGGGCTTCCTGTTTCGTGTGCGATGTATACGATAGGGCAATGGTAAACGCCGATCATGTTTGCGTGTGGGCTGGTCATTAAGTACATGGCAATCAGCTGCGTTTGCATATCGCCACGCAATGACCTGCCTGTTTTTCCTACCCAGAACTGGGCAGAAACCTTTGAATAATCACGCATACATCAGCCTCTTTTCAGCCGGATAAATAGGGTGGGCAGGCAAGGCGGCTGATAGCCCTGCCACCGCTGGCCAGCGGTTGCCCATTGAAGTCGGGTTATTGGGTTTTGCATCTCATGCATCAGATTGATTTGATGCGTTTGACGGGTATGCATCACTCGATCAGCTGTTCAATGCGTCCAAGCAGAGACAACGCAGCGGCGATGGTCTGGTTCATCTCTTCCCGCATGTGATCAAACTCTTTCTTGTTGATCCTGCCGTCTGAAAGGGATTGATTGAACGCACCCGAGAACTCGCCAAGCTCTGCCAGCATCTCGGTATAACTCTCTAAAATCGCGGCGTCGCTGATCTCGTAAGACGGTAGCTTGATGATTGAGTAGCCCAGCTGCTCAGCCATAGCTGCAAGAATGCGCGCATCGTCTGTGATTGACATTAACTGAGTGGCGCGCTCGATGGTAAGCGAATGGTCCTGGTTGTGCGGGTTAACGGCAGTGCGTAGATAAGACGCAGAGAGGCCCATCATCGGGCCGAGGGCAATGCTGCCGCCCGGGTAGTCATGTACGGTTGCGTGGGCTGCGAGTCTAGGAGTCATGATGGCCTCAATTGATTCTGGAATTGATCGGGTGCGTCTGTAACAATCGGCGCGAATTACAAATAAAAAGCGCCCCGCCCTAACGGGAAGGGCGAAGCCGAGGGGGCTCGGCACACCAGGTGAAGGAGGTGTTCGGTGAAAAAGGTGAGGCCATCCCAGGCGGTAGAATTGAAGTTCCACCAACAATGCCACCACACAAGGAGGCCTCATGGAAGTTAATGTTTTTTCTAAACCTGTGAACGGCAAGGCATGCTTGACGGTGACTTTCAGCGAAGAAATTGACGGTCTGTTTCATAGCGCTGATGTCATTGTTTTTGTCGAGCCTTGCGATTCAAGGACAGAGCTTGCCGCTCGCGCAAAAACCGCCGCACGATCCTTTCTATCTCGATGCTTAGAAGAGGATTTGAGCGAATCTCCTTAACAAGTGTCTTCACTAGGGTCGGCATGAGCCAGGCTATTAGTTTTTGCTTGATCATGCTGCATCCTTTGAGTTTCTGAGGTATGCCCAGTCGATGTCCGGGCGCAGCTCTTCGCAGCGGACGGCACCGCCGGTTGCTTTCTCGATTTCGATTGATCGCTCAAATGAGACCGGCGCAGCGCCAGACGCAAGCTGGCTCAAATAGGAAGAAGAAATTCCAAGCTCGTGCGCAAGCTTTGAAATGCCGCCTCTTTGTAA